CTTTTACTAATGTTCTTTTGATCTTTATGATTTCTTTGTAATTTTCAAATGTTGCTATTTCAAGAGTATCAATTTTATCCATATTGTCAACTACAGTTTCTGCTACTGATTTTATTTCAGACACTATTTTATTTTCTAATTTATCGACTTTCTTGTCTAATTGATCAAGTCTTTGATTCACTTCATTAAATCCATCAGTCATTCTTTGTTCCATCTTATCAAATCTTTGTTCCATGTTATTAAATCTTTCATTTAACTTCTCAAGCACTTCAAATATCTTATTTTCCACTTCTTATCGCTCCTTTATCTTAGCGTGTATAATCATTATATCATGATTTTGTTCAATTTTACAATGTACAAAATGCCCATAGTTCAAGGGTTTGTTCAAACCTAATGAACCATGATTTCAGGGTAAAATCACACACGTTAGTAACACGATAGTAACAAGGTTTTTACTGCAAAATCAGATCACTGATCTTGAATGGTGTGCAAATTCCTTTTGAATCAAGGACTGCTCTGTTTCCACTTAACTGATCAACAGTATAAACATTCTTGTAAACAAAATCTGCAACTCCACCACCAGTGTATGTCTTTGCACCAGGTTTGACTTTTACTTTACTTCCAACCTTGATGACCTTTGGTGCAGTAGAAGGGGGTGCTGTATTTGCACCATTCACTCTTTGAGTATATCCCAAATGAATCCAACCCATTCCTGATTTCAATTTTCCCCAGTCACCATTTGTTTCAACAATTGTGTAAGTTCCTTTATCTCTGATCACACCATTTATTGGATGATTTGTTCCTGCACCTTTACGGATATTCAATGCATCTGCTGTCACTCTGACCAAGAAATCATCAGATGAAGGTTTGCTTGGTTCAGCAGGTTTTGTTGGTGCAGTACCTGCATTCAGCCTTTTGTTTACTTCATCAGCAATTGCACCATGTCTGCTGTACAGATATTCACCAGGACAAGACTTGTTTGCAAACCATCTGTGAACTGTCATGTTCTGCTTGTCAATCTTTCCAATCAGTGACTTGTCACCCTTCCAAAGAAGCTGCTTGATGTTGTTTCTTTTACAAATATCAGTAAGCAGATCCAACAGTGCAGCATAAGCCTTGTCATTTACTGCATATGGATGTTTCAAGTCACTTGCAACTTCAATTGTGATTGCTCTGTTGTCATTGGAAGCAGAAGATGAACACCAAGATCTGTTCTTTTCTTCAACATACATTCCAATTCTACCATCAGCACCTATTCCATAATTGGAAGAAGCTTTTCTTGAAGTGGGTGCAAATACATTTCCAAGGGTTTCAACCGATAACTGACCCACCACACAATGAATTGTGATGGTGTCAATTGCATGATTTCTTTGCCCTGAATGGTTTGGACTTAACTTTGTATAATTTACCAATGGACTGTTTGTAAACTTCATTATTCTTCACCCTTTCCTGATTCAGAATTGATCCTTGCAGCATCAACCATTCCTTCACCGATTATGTAGGCAATCAGTGTGGAAGCAGCAGTGATCACTGCAATAACCTGTTCCATAGTCAGTTGATCAATACCAAAAGCAACCATCATTGCACTGACAAAACCAATGACTGCTGCCCAAAATTTTCTACTGGTCAATTTCTGTTTCCAATTTATTTTCATCAATAACACCATCCTTTTTCACTTTTGATTTCTTGATGCTTGACAGCATCCACAATTCACCAGTGGTGAACCCAAACCAACATCCAACCAGGGTCATTGGTTCACTTCCTGTTTTCAGGAAGACATACAGAACAGCAGCAGTGAAAAGAATATTCAACAAAATCACTACTGCAACTATGAACTTTGAAAATCTATTCTTCTTTTTCACTGTAACCTGCTAACCCCCTATTAAAATATTTATCAATTGAATCAAGCCTTTTGTGTGCTTGTTTTGCAGATTCTTCAACCTTGATAATTCTTTCCCTGGATTCCTTTTGTTCTTCTTTCACATTTGTCATTTCTGATTTGATTTCAGTAATACCATTACCAATGTTTTCAAGCTTTACAATCACCGTTGTAAGCTGTGAAGCATCAGCCTTGGTGTCATTTTTTTCATTTCTTTTGACATTGGAAAGACCTGACCAAATTCCAAACCCAACTGATAAAACTGAAATTACAAGTGCCACTTCAACAGTCATCAGACACATCACCCCTTTTCCATCTTGAAGAATAGTAAAACCCCTATGTAGAAACTCATATAAGCTTCATATAGGGGTTTTTATTATGATTTGGTATATTTATACCTTTTGAATTTTGCCTTGTCTATCCCTCAATAAGATGGTCACATTCAAGGTCAATCAGAACTTGTCTGACCTGATCTTTGATTCTGTCAGGTACTTCTGAAAATTTCTTCACACCTTTAACAATCAAAGTTGCATAAATCACTGCCATGTCTTTCACATCCTTTCTATAAAAAAATAATAGAAATCTAAGCATTGGATTCAGCATCCAATATTGCTTGAACTTCTGCCCTGATTTTTTCAGGAACTTCATCAATGGTTTTCAATCCTTTAAGGATCAGACTTGCATAAACTTTTGCCATTTAAACCACCATCCCTTCATATATTTCAATCAAAGCAAGTTGTGTGTCTGTCATCTGTGATTCCAGTGTTTTGTTTTGTTCAGCCATGATCCTGATGTATTCATCTTTTTCATACTGGATCATGTCATATTCAAACCCTTTGAATGTTTCTTCACCCACAACTTCTTCAACTGGAACAATGTTGGAATGAACCCACACATTGACTTCATCAATCACCAGGGGTTCAGGTGCAACAGTGCTTTTGACTTTTCCATGTTCTATCATGTTAAAACTCCACCTTTCTTATAAATGTTTTCAAGATAATACTGATCAGCAAAATCTTGTATTGGGTCAACATACTTTTCTTTTAATCTATAACTATTACAATGGATCAACCATCCTTTGTATGAATTTATTGAACACCATTCTGAATAGGTCAATTCCTGATCTTCAAGCTTCTTTCTATGAATAGCAACCATTTTTCTTTTGAACTGCTTGCAGGTTGTTTTTCTAAGAAGCTTATAGTTCATGAAAGTCCTATATCCAACAAAATCAATTCCACGCACATATGTTGGGAACACTTGCCAGTTTTCTTTGATCTTCAATTTCAACTTGGATCTGAAATATTCATCAATTTCTTTTTTCAACTCATGAAGTTTTTCTTTGCTGCTTCCCAGGATCACAATGTCATCCATGTATCTGAAATAATACTTCACACCTTTGACTTCCTTGATCCAGTGGTCAAACTCTGAAAAATAGAAGTTTCCACTGTACTGTGAAAGATAATTTCCAATAGGAATTCCTGTTCCACCTGGTGTTGAATCAATAATTTCATCAATCAACCATAGAAGATCAGGATCTTTGAAAAGTCTTCTGTATTTCTTTTTCAAAATGTCATGGTTGATTGATGGGTAAAACTTTTTAGCATCTAACTTCAAACAATACTGTGATTCAGCAACATCATGCTGCATTGCATGGTTCAACTTGTTCAAACAAAGATGAATGCCCCTTCCTGGTATTGCTGAATAAGTGTCAGTTGTAAAGTTGTTCAGTAGGATTGGTTCAATAATCTGCATAATTGCCCACTGACAAATTCTATCAGGGAAATAAGGTAACTTGAAAATTTCACGTTCTTTTCCACTGTCCTTCTTGATGAATGTTTCATATTGTGAAGTTCGGTATGTTTTATCAATCAACATTTGTTGAAGCATCCCCAGGTAATATTCAGGGTTTGATTCAACCATCTTGACTTCTTGATACCATCCTTTTCCCTTTTTAGCATTTTGATGTGCCAGGATCAGGTTGTCCATGTCATAAATCTTTGGATATAAATTTCCGTATCTTTTCATTTATGAACATCCTTTGTATGCACTGTTCAAACTGAATCTTCAACTTTGAATTTAACTTCAAATTTACCAATACAGTTCAAAGTATTTTTTTTATGTTTTGCCAAGGGGCAGGGCAATCAAAGTTTCACATTTTTTTAAGACTTTACTATTATGCATTTACTAAGTGACTGCTGATATTCCGATTACGATTAGAAGAAGTATTATTCACATTCCAATAGAAACTACCACTATTAGAAGAATTATTCCAATTACTGCCTAATTGAGTGATTAACTAAAAGTGGTTTTTCCTTTTGTTTATGACTTCTTTTGGTTGTATCAACACCATTGATTGCCCAAATTTATTTTAAATCATTATTTTGTCAGTCTTATGCTGCATCAGGTACATACACCAAGCGACCGCCGATATACCGATAACGAGCAGAAGAAGGATCACCCACACGCCAAAAGAAACCACCACAAGTAGAAGAAAGATACCAAGTACCGCCCAATAGAGCGATAAACCAACCGTTGTAAGTGTGGTTCTGATACAAATAGTCACCAACTGGAAGTGAACTGTCACCAACTGTTTCAGAAGGGAAGAACAACCAGTCAAAGTCTTCATTGTATGCAAATGCTGAAATGTAGCCATTAGATCTTGCAATGGTGATTCCTGCATCTTTATATGGTGATGTTCCAATATCATCTGCAAAGCCATTATCTGAAACATAAAGATTGTTCATGTTCTTTGCTTCAATGTTCAAACCATCAACAAACTTCCAAATGTTCATCCAAAAGTTTTCTTCACCTCTGTATGAAATAGATCCGTTTACTGCTGATCCTGATGCATTACCAAGAAGGGTTGTTGCACCAGTAGGTTCTGACATGTTGCTTGTAGCATCATCAGTTTTCATGACACCATTTCCAATCTTGGACTGTGTGTTCATAGAAGCATATTCAATTGTGAATAGAAGCTGTGTTGCAGCCACCGTTGCAGCATATGCCTGTTGCCATCCAGTACCACGATTGTTTGCCAACTTTCTTGTGTTTGCTCTTGTCAAGTTTTGGGTCAATCCACTGATTGGTTTTGCATTTGCAATGGATGAAAGCTTGTCAGCCACAAAATCAGCAACCTGTGCATCATCATAGATATAATTACCAACAGAAGCATCAAACAATGATCCTTCATAAGCTGAAAGATATATGAAGTTCTTTTCTTTGCCATTATGGATGAAAGCAGGGTGAAGCTTGAAGCCTGACTTCTTCACATCAGAAACATAGTATCTTGCTTTTCTCATGTGGAAGCCTTTACCAACATTACCTGCAAGGGTTTTGGTCACTGTTGCTGTCACACCTGTTGTTCCACCATTGAATGTTGCTGTGACCTTTTCACCTGGATCAACTGATGTGAATGAAACAGATGAACCTGATCCACCAGTTGTCCAACCTGCAAATGATGCTGCTCTGATCTTGGATGCCACTGCTGATGCATCATCACCTGATGCCACTGCAACAGTGAAATCTTTTCCATCAAGGTTGATGGTCACATTTCCACTGGAAGATGCACCTGCTGTGATTGCAAGTGTATTGATTTCTTTATATTCAACCTTATCAAGCTGTAAAGGAACAACCTTGTAATAGAATCTTGGTTGTTCAACCATAACCTGAACTTTTTCACCGATTGGATAAGTGACCCCACCCTTGGTGACTGCTTGAAGTAATGCACCTGTTTCTGTGTAAGCTGCTTCACCATAGTAAGCAAGGACTTTTCCTGTGTCAGTGACTATGCATCTTTTTCTTCCACCAAATGCCTTGATTCCATCAAACATTGCACCTGGTGTCTTATTCACTGCACCTGCAAGTCTTTTGAATGCTTTGTTCTTGAAGTCAACTTCCACACCATAAATGTCTGCATCAGTATATCCAACAAAAGCTTGAAGATCTGAAATCTTATTCTGTAAATCAGCAATATCACCGATTGTTGCAACAGCAGCAGGATCAACATTCAATGAAACATTTGAAGCATTGGAAACTGTTGTGACAAGTTTGAAATAAGCACCTGAAACAGTGATTCCATTGTAGGGGGGCATATATCCTGCTTGGGTTGCAATAGTCACTGCATAAAGGATCTCACCAAGATCAGGATCTATTGCATAAAGTCCGATTGTTCTCATGTAGTAACCACTCACCAGGTCACTGTTTGTGACAGCACCTTCAACCTGAACAGCAACATTGTTTGTTCTGATGACCTTGCTGACCAATGTGGTTTGTTTGATTGAAGACAGTGCAGTCAATCCAGGAAGCTGACCATCAGTGTAAGTTGTATCTGAAACACTGATCTTTGTAAACTGAACATTTCCTGCACCTGCAAGCATCTTTGCCATCAATGCTTGACCTCTGTCTGTAATTATTAACTGTTTAAATTCAGCCATGTTTGTATTCCACCTTTCTTTTAGTTGATACCTGTTATTTCTGTTATTGAAGCATTTGAACCAGTTTTCCCAACACCATTGATCATGACAGTTTCATTGAAGTTGTCTGAAAGTGTGACTTCTGCTGATCCGATTATTCCACCGCCAATGATTGAACTTCCTTGAACATTAAAATCAGATTTGAAAGCATCTGAAAGTTCAAAGATCTGACAGAATGCCATTCCCATTCCAAGATTGTGTTGACCGTAACTGTCACAATAAATATCATTCTTTGAAGTCAATTCAATGTTCACTGGAATCATATATCCAAGCAAGTATTGAAGTTCATCAACTTGTCCTGAAAGTTCAAGGTGTGTGATGATCTCCATTTTGTATTCATTGAAGTTTCTGTTGATGGTGAAGTTCAGTCCATCACACAATTGAACAAGCTTCTGAACCAAAGCCTTGTAAGTGTAAGGAACAACATCATTCCATCTTGTCATGATCCTTGAAATTCTTGATTCCAAAGTGTCATCAGCCAATGGAATGATGTTCAATAGTTTTTCAAATTTTGCAATACCAACCAGGTCACTTGTTTCAATGAACTGGTTGTTTTTTATTTTTTCACTTTCATCAATCACCAGTTGAAATTCAGGGTTTTCTGCATCCATGATGGACTTGATTTCTCTGAACTGCTGAATGAACAATGGAAGGTGTTCAATTAAATTTACATCCCTAATCATCCAGTAACACCACCCAACACTGGAATTTGATATGCTGAAAGAATCAGATTGGATGTTGAACCATTGATCCTGGTGTCAGCTATATCAAGAACCCCTTGAATTCCTAAGATCCTGGTGTCAATCTGTGCTGTTCTTACAATCAAGCTTCCTTGATTTGCCCAGTCTTTTCTAAGTTCAAGAAGGTATTCTTCAATGACTGATTGGATCTGTGATTGTAAGCTGACAAACGAATAACCATCATCAAAGGTGATAGTAGTTGACACATTCACTGTGATTTCTTCAACTGTTTCCACTGTGACAATATGACCGATAGGGGCAACCCCAAGACCTGATCCATCTTTTGTTGGATCAATAGCTTCTTGAACTGTGTCAATCAAAATTGAACTTGCTTTGCTGAACTCTGAATTCAGAATTGTCAACTTGACTGTTCCACCACCATCCCAAAGTGGGGTGACTTTGGTTGATCCGACACCTGCAATTGCATTGGTCTTTTCAATATAGTCTTTTTTATTTCCACCATAGGGTTTTGTTTCAAAGCTTGAAAAGTATCTGACACGAAGATCTTCTGTGTCTTCTTCATCTTCCCCAGGAATAAGAAGTTCAGTAAGCTGTGCAGTTTCAAGACCATCAATATATTCAATGGGGATCATATCACCAAAATATTGATTTCCTTTCACACCTGCTTCTTCACATTCTACCTGGTAAACACCATCTGAAATTTTTGATTTCACATAGTAGTTCAGATCATTCAGACTGAACCTTGAACCAATGGAAATATTGATTGTAGATGGTGTGAACTCACCTTTCAAAAGGGCATATGTTGCAGGATATGGTGTGATTCCACGTTCAGCAGCACGTCTGATCAGATATTCCCTTGAAGCTGTATCACCAAAGGTTTCTTTCAGGATGATGTCAAATTCTATATACATCAATTGAAGTTCAACAGCAACAGGGGCAAGGGCATTATATATTGGTGAACTTTCCCTTTTGTCAAGCTGATCAGACACCCTGTCAAGCATTCTTTGAAGGATGCTTTCAAATGTTACATTCTCATACATTAAATATTCACCACCTTTTCTGCATCAATATCACCAAATATTGTGTGTGCAGTGAAGGTCACATGAACCTTTCCTTTCACACTGACATCAAAATAAAAAGCATCAACCGACAAGATCCTTTCATCTTGGGTCAATGCTTCTGTGATTCTTCTTTCCAGTTCAGGGCATACATAAGTTACTGGTTCACCGAACAGATCAATCAGTTCAATCCCATAATTCCAAGAATAAATGATGTACTGATACCGTTCAGTATTGAGAATCATATAAATTGTTTGTTTCATTGCATCCTGTCCATCAGTCAATCCACTGATGACTTCCTGTTCAAGATACATTTTGAAGCTTTTGCTTGGTTGTGATTCAATTTCAAAATCTTCTTGTAAAAATCCGTTTATTCCTGGAATCATGTTATCACCCTATCTATCACAATATACTTTTGACCACCTTGCATCTGAATCATGATCACTTCATCACCGACAACCAAGCCATTGTGAACAGTGAAAGTTTTCTTTCCAGTGTATGCATGATTATGTGATGCAAAGGAAGAATCACCTGACCCACCACTTTTGTATTCAGTTTCATGATTGACATTCATGTCAACCTGATAGTCTGTCACATTCCTGGTTAAGATCAGTTGTGCAGCAGTCAGTGTCATCTTTTGTTCCACATTTATCTTCAAGGGTGATTTGCTGATGACCTTACCATAAACAATAGCAGTGGGTTTGGATGCATTCACTGCTTCAATTGCAGCTTTCTTGATAGTAACTAATAGGTCATTAAAATCATGCAACAAATTCACCCCCTCTAAGTGTTAGATCCATGAAATGTTCATCATTGTTGAACTTATGCTTGCACTTCTCAACAAGCATCAGGTTGTTCAGTTTCACATCACCAAGGTTCAATTGAACCACAACCATTGAACCTGCTCTGACCCTGGTGTCACCAAGGGCATTGCTTATGGTCAAGTTCCTTGTCTTCTTGTTGTAAAGTGAAAGAAGGGCATCTGCTTTTGCTTTTCCATTTTCACCCTTTTGAAGTGTATCAAAGTATTGAAGAACACCCCAGTTGTTCATGTTGGATGAATCCTGTGCAATATACACATCCCTTTTTCCTGATTCTTCATTGTCATATACCAACTTGATTTTGTTGTAAGTATCTGAATCAATAGAAGAAGTGTAACTGTAATTTTCACCAGTTTCTTCATCTATCAGCAAATTGACATACATGGATTGAATGCTTTTCAAAGCAAGCTTTCCAAAGTCATCATACAAGACAAACATTTCTTTCTTGTTCTGCAAGGTCAGATCCAATGCATTCTGCACCATGTCAAACAGTGCAACATTGTCTTCAACCCTGGATGCTATTTTATAACCAGTATTTTGAATTGTACCTGTTTGCATATTGAAGTCAGAAGCAATCATCTGAATGAATTCACCTGCTGTTTTGTTTGTATAGACATAGGTGTCTTTATTCTTCAAATATCTCAACTGATCATATGCTGTGACAGTGATGATTCCATCCTTATCACGTTTCTTCACAAATATAAACCCATAAAAAACATTTTTATTGTCCACCTTCAACCTGACTGCATTTCCTTCTGTGAAGTTCAGAATATCATCCTTGACCACATTGAATGTCAGTTGACCTGGTGATCCTTTTCTTTCTGTTGTCCAGGTAATACCTTCTTCAACAACTGGAATATAGACCTTGTTTCCATTTTGAATCAATAGTTCAACATTCATCTGAACACCCCCTAAACTGGAATGGTCAGAACTTGACCAGGATATATCAGATTTGGATTCTTGATCTTGTCTTTGTTTGCATTGAAGATCTTTGGATATTGACTTCCGTTTCCATAAAACTTCTTTGCTATTGCCCAAAGAGTGTCACCCTTGACCACTTTATGTGTTTTTGATGTGGTCTTTGGTGCAGGTGATGATTCAGCAGGTCTTGAAGCCTGAACAGTTGCCTTTGGTTTGGACTGTGTGAAAGTCACATTTGCAGTCTTTGTTCCATAGTCCTTGTATTGCTTCAAACTCACTGAAATAACCATGTCAAAACCTTCCTTCTTGTCTTCCTTGATCTTATAATCTTCAAGGGAAACTTTCAGGTTCGTATCAAACAACATACTTCCATTTGGAAGGGTTCTTGTCACTATGAACTGAAAAGGTTCTTGACTGATCTTTAATTGTTCAAGCTTTTTCAAATAGTAGGATGCTTTCTGAAATCCATCCTTGTATAAAGCGAATGGATATTTGACTTGTGGGATCATTGCATCAAAGTCAATATCAGTCAGCTTTGGTTTCTTCAAAATGTTGATTTCACCATCATTGATCAGTGTCAATGTTTTGTTTTGGTTGTTCACTTTTAATTGCAGCTTGGAAGGTGCAATTGGTAACAACACTTTATCTAAGTAAAAATAATATGCCATTAATCATGCACCCCCTCTGCTGCTTTTTCCATAGCTTCATTCACACCTTCACCAAGGTAAGAAACTACACCATCAAGATCCATTTCATTGTTTATTGTGTTGTAATTGGTTTGTTCAACTTTAATTTCAGCAGTTGTGAACCTGTTGACCACTTCTGCTTCTGCAATATCTCTAAGGTATTTCAAATCTTCCTGTGAAATATCCACTGAATCTTTGATTGCCCCAGTATTATCAGCAGTGTCTGCAATATTACCTGGAACTGATGATGCATCATAACCACTTGCATAGTCACTTGGATCAGGAACACTTGTGTCAAAGATGCTTCCAATGTCAAAGTTTGAAATTGTATCTTCAATACCTTCACCAAAGGAATAACCTGCATCCCACGCTTCACCATATTCAAATCTGTCCAAGTGCATTGAACTTGCATCCATTCTTGGAACTTTGATTTCAGCTTCACCAACAAGGTCTGTGACCATTCCTTGAAGGGATGATCTCCAACCACTGACTGCACTTGCAAGGTTCGATCCAAACAGTGTGTCAA